TGTGCCCGGGCCGATGTCAGTTATGCGATGGATAGAATCTGAGGTAGGTGCCGCCATTAAACGTGGCGAAACATATATAGAATGGACGACCCCTTCTGGCTTCTTAGTTAGACAGCGTTACTTCAAGAAAAAAGTAGAACGTATACAACTACAGCTATTAGGTCGGTGCGATCTTTCCGTCGCAGTAGAAGATGGGAAGGAGGTCGACATCAATAGGCACAAGGCTGCTACTGCACCTAACCTTATCCATAGTTTAGACGCAAGTCTCTTACACCTAGCTGTGCGTAGCTTCGATCAGCCAATCGCACTAATACATGACAGTGTGTTAAGCAGGGCTTGCGATATGGGTAAACTTAGTGCTATAATAAGGGAGACATACATGCACCTCTTTGCAGAGCATGATTACCTCAAGACCTTTGCTCTATATGTCGGAGCAGAGACAGAACCACCGATCATAGGCGACTTACAGCCTGAGACGGTTATTGAATCAACTTACTTTTTTTGTTAAAATGCCCAAGAACGTACACGTTACTGACGAAATTAAATTAGAAGGCTTCCAAGCCATACTAGAACCCGGCAAGTTCGGTTACTCTCTCGCTGCTATTGTAGGAGAAGATGTAATTGACAAGCTCGAGACAGAAAGAGCCGAAGTCCTTAGATGGGCTGAAGGCAAACTCAAGAATCCAAAGAGAGCCACCCTAAAACCTACACCATGGGAAGAGGTAGCTGATGGTAAATACAAAATCAAGTTCTCGTGGGGAGAAGACAAGAGACCCGGTGTCGTTGACACAGAAGGTACACCAGTCACAGATGCAAAGACACCACTATATGGTGGATCAACAGTTAAGCTTGGTTTCTTTCAGAAGCCATACATACTCAGGGATGGCGTTACCTACGGAAGTTCTCTTAAACTGCTTGGCGTACAAGTTGTTGCTGTAGGAGAAGGTGCTGCTGTAGACACAGATAGCATGGATGAAGATGCAGTTGCCGATATGTTCGGTACAACTGAAGGCTTCAAGACATCTGAACCAAAGCCAGTTACTGTGCCACCCGCAGAAGATGACGAAGAAGAAGAAGACTTTTAGGTCTAAGCTAGAACAAAGCGTCGCAGAGATACTAGATCAGGTAGGTGCTAAGTATGAGTATGAGACTCACAAGGTTGCTTATACCATACAGCACCACTACAATCCTGACTTCTGCCTAGTCAACGGTGTAATGCTAGAGACTAAAGGCTACTGGGACGCAGAAGATAGACGCAAGATCAAGGCGGTCATGCGAGACAATCCCGATATTGATTTGCGTATGGTATTTCAAGCTCCTTTCAATAAGATCAGCAAGAAATCCAAAACAACCTATGCCCAATGGTGTGAGAAGCATGGCATCAAGTGGGCAAGTGCACACGCAATCCCCATAGATTGGTTAATATGAACGAAGAAAGCGAATTTGTGGCACACGAACCCTGTCCTAACTGTGGCTCGTCAGATGCTAACTCAGTTTACTCTGATGGTCACAAGTTTTGCTTTTCGTGTAACACATACACTCCGGCTGAAGACTGGACACACACCCACACCCAAATGAATAATGATGAACGAGTACAATTCCTCGGATCAGCTGAACAGCTGCACAAACGAAAAATCAGCGAAGCCACCAACCAGTTCTACCGAATCTACAGATACGGTAACACCCTCCGCTTCCCATATTATAATGACAGCGGCCAAGTTGTTGGATTCAAAATTAAATCAAAAAAGAAAGACTTTCATTACGAAGGTGGAAAAACAGATCAGCTCTTTGGACAGCATCTTTTCCCCACCACCGGAAAGCGAATAGTAATTACAGAAGGAGAACTAGATGCCGCCAGTTGTTACGAGGTTATGTCAGGTTGGCCGATGGTCAGCTTACCTCATGGTGCGGCAAGTGCCAAGAAAGACCTCCAAAAAGCAATCCCATTCTTACAAGGATACCAAGAGATCGTCCTCTTCTTCGACAACGATGAAGCAGGGCGTACGGCCACTGAACTTGCCTCGGGAATACTCCCCTCCGGCAGGGTTAAGGTTGCTCGACTCGAAAATTACAAAGATGCTTCAGATGCTCTCCAAGCTGGGGATACTGACAGTATCAGAAAAGCCATCTGGGATGCCAAGCCATACAGACCAGACGGAATCATAGATGGTAAGAGTCTATTTGATGTAGTAACTGCACCAACAGAGGAAGCAGTATGGGAGTATCCATTCAAGGGTATGAACGAGAAGCTACATGGCATAAGATATGGCGAACTTATAACTATCACTGCTGGTACAGGTAGTGGTAAGACATCATTTGTGAGAGAGATAGCATCCAAGCTCTGCCAGAAGGGAGAGACTGTTGGTATACTAGAGCTCGAAGCAAACAACAAACGTACAGCACTTGGCTTGATGTCAGCTGCTGTAGGTAAAGCACTCCACATTGGAGAACATGAAGAAAAAGAATTAAAGGAGGCATTTGATGCAACGCTTGCTAATTGGAACGTATATCTTTTTGATGGCTTTGGCAGTTTTGACCCGGATGTTATTTACAACAGGATCGAATACCTTGCCAGTGGATTGGAATGTCGTATTATATTCCTAGACCACCTGAGCATATTGCTGTCAGGACTTGACGGCGATGAAAGACGTATGATTGACTCTACGATGACTAGACTTAGAAGTCTTGTCGAACGTACAGGCATCACATTATATTTAGTATCACACTTACGGAGATCAAACAGTGACAGTAATTCGCACGAGGAGGGAGGACGTGTATCCCTCGGACAACTACGAGGCTCTCATTCGATCTCTCAAATCAGCGATACAGTCATCGCTCTGGAGAGAGACCAACAAAGCGAAGATGCTAACAACATTACAACTGTTAGAGTTCTTAAAAACCGATATTCGGGAGAAGTTGGCGTCGCAACGAGATTGACCTACGACCTATCCACTACTAACTTTTATGAAACTACGACCAAGGATGAGCCAGAGTTTGACCCAACCGTCGACTTCTAGGCTAATTAAACCTAACCCACCCACTAGGAGACAGATTGACAGAGCACAATTCAAAGACAAAACCTATCACCCTCCTGTTCGATCTAGAAACAACGCCGATAACGGCAAGAAATAAAGAGATCCACTGCCTAGTCACGATGGACTATGAGACAGGTGAGATTACAAGATACAACGACACAGGACAGACAGACCCTATACTCAGAGGAGTTCAGTATCTAGAACTTGCTGACACTATTATAGGACATAACATCATTGGCTTTGACTTGCCAGTGATAAGCACATCTACCCTTTCTTTGAACCAAAGGGTGTGATCGTAGATACACTTATACTATCAAGGCTATACCACGCTGACATGCTGAATACCGACAGAAACGCACAGCACAAAGGTATGCCTACCAAACTGTATGGTCGCCACTCTTTGGAGTCATACGGCTACAGGTTGGGAGAATACAAGGGGAACTTTGGAGAGACTTCCGACTGGCTGGAATGGAGCAAGGAGATGGAGGACTATTGCGAACAAGACGTTATTGTTACAAATAAATTATGCCAACATTTCCAGCCCTACCTGACTGGGTTCAACTAGAACACCAAGTCGCACACATATTACAACGACAAGAAGAACATGGATGGTATTTCAACCAACAAGCCGCATACGAGCTCGAATCAACTCTGCGAAGAGAAATGGAAGAAGCTACAGAAGTATTACGCAGAAAATACGGGTTCGTTGCTGGAGCAATGTTTACACCTAAGCGAAATAACAGGACACAAGGGTACATACAAGGATGCCCATTTACAAAACTTAAACAGCTTAACCCAACATCAAGAGACCACATAGCATGGATACTGAAGACCCACGAGAACTGGAAACCGACACAACTCACTGCCACAGGCAAAGCAGTCGTAGACGAGACAGTATTGAAAGATATTGGGTCGGAGACAGCCCTCTTGTTTCTGAGATGTCTCGATATTACCAAGAAATTGGGGATGATCTCGGAAGGCGTGAACGCATGGCAGAAGCTTGTTACGACGTGTAACAGGATACATCACCATTGTTCAGTTGCCACCAACACATTTCGATGTGCACACAGAAAACCAAATTTAGCCCAAGTACCAAGTGACGAAAGATTTAGAAAACTATTTCAAGCTACACCTACTAAAGTTCTGGTCAGTGCCGATCTTAGTGGTATTGAGCTCAGGATGCTCGCCCACTACCTCGCCAGATACGATAAAGGACGTTATGCTCGAATCCTTACAACAGGAGATATACACCAAACCAATGCAGAAAGGATCGGAATTACTAGAAGACAAGTTAAAACAGTTACCTACGCCTTCCTTTACGGTGCCGGGAACATCAAACTAGGGAGGAGCTTTGATAAGTTACTACCCGAAGAAGCCGCTGCACGAAAGGGAGCGGATATACGTAAGGCTTATGTGGATGCCATTCCGGGTCTTGCGGAGCTGCTACAGGCTTGTCAGAAGTGTAGTCAGAGAGGTTATGCAAACGCCATCGACGGTCGTCGTATCGGCGTTGACAAAGGGCATAAGTTTCTCAATTACCTCCTACAGGGATCAGCAGCGACGATCGCCAAGAGATGGATGGTCACCATAAACAAGTGCCTACCACCTGACGGTCACCAGCTGTCGTTCATACATGACGAACTAAACTATGAATGTTATAGGCGTGATTGTGAACAACTTGCAAAATGGCTAGAGCTTGCAGCCAAAATGGCAGGCGAATATTACCACCTAAGATGCCCTATCGCAGCAGAAGCTAAGATAGGTAGTACTTGGGCTGACGTACACTAAACCACCATGAACATACTAATAGATGCAGACTTCATAGTATATAAATGCTGTGCAGCCTGTGAAACAGAGATAGACTACGGGGAAGACGTTATATTTGTGACATCTAACTTTAGTGATGCCTACAAGGCAGTTACAAGCGAGATTAGCAAGATAACCTCTCATTTTGGCGGATTTGCAAAGCCAATACTCTTCTTTTCGGACACCAAAAATTTTAGGAAAAAAATTTCCCCAGATTACAAAGGTCATCGAAACAGAAAAAAGCCCTGTGGCTATAAACGGGTTATTTCTAGCCTTAAAATAGGATACAATGTAATTATTATGAAACAGTTGGAAGCTGACGATGCTATGGGCATCTACGCTACACAACACCCCGGTAATATTATTGTCTCACCTGACAAAGACATGAGACAGATACCCGGCAAACTATATGACCTCGAAACCTCTAAAGATATCACCGCTGAAGAGGGTGCTAAGTGGCACTTGATACAGACACTAGCTGGCGACCAGACTGATGGCTACAGTGGAGTACCGGGCATCGGAGTCAAGAGAGCAGAGACACTGTTCAATAAAGAAGGCTACAACTGGTCAACAGTTGTGAAAGCATTTACGGACAAAGGACTGACCGAAGACGACGCCCTTTTGAACGCAAGGCTTGCCAGAATACTTACCATAGATGACTATGATACCAAGCAACAAACGCCCAAACTCTGGACACCCGAAGAAACCTATTCAGTTAACACTGGAACAGGACTTCAAGATGAGAGTGATTGAAGATAATTTACGTAAACATTATGATAAGAAGGAGGACGTTGTGACTGTCTTCCTTGCTTTACAAAGACAAAACTTCGCATTAACTAATGCACTCAAAGACCTAATAGAAAACAGTATTATTATTTAAAATGCCAGAACTAATCTCCCGCACTGGACGGGTACAGTCTTGGATTGATGACCCTCAGTCAAGACTTCCTGTATCATGCACAACCTTCGTTGTTGAAGACAGCATGGAAGGTCCAAACGGCATCGAAGCTAGCTGGAGGTTCGCAAGTCATGCACTACGATATGGTGCAGGCTGTGCAATCCACCTGTCTAAGCTAAGACCAGCCGGACATACAAATGACAAAGGACTTGTGGCTACTGGCCCAGTCAGCTTTGGCAAAATATACTCAGCCTTCAACGAGGTACTTCGTAGAGGTGGAGCTTACAAAAATGGTGCTATCGTATTGCACCTAGATCTATCACACCCAGACGTGGTAGACTTTATAACAGCAACAAGATCTGAGCTACCTTGGGTCAAGAGATGTGTCGACATTGATGATGAGATGTGGGCATTTGCAGATCAAACTACAAAGGATGCTTTAATTTATGGAATTAAATCAGGAGATGTTTGGCTCAACAAAATCAAACACGACCCCAATACCGGGGAGCGTATCTATGGGAACGTCTGCCTTGAAGTATACTTGCCCTCACGTGGAACTTGCTTGTTACAGCATGTCAATCTCGGTGCCTGTACACTCGACAACCTACAAGAGGCTTTCGTATCAGGCATGTCCGAGTTGTGCAATCTCCATAGTCGGACAGGCGTTGGAGAATCTGGAGAGTACCTTACCCCAGAAGTCGACAGACAAGTTGGGCTCGGAGTGCTCGGTCTTGCCAACTTCCTCAGAAGATACAACATCAGCTACAAAGACTTCGGAGAAGCCCTCCGTCTTGTCAACAGAGGATATAGTGCAACCAACGAAGCCGGTATGGCGGCTGTTGCCTTGGACAGAGCGATTTTTGAAGCGGCACAAGTAGCACATAACAATGATATGGTAAGGGCGTTCGCTATTGCACCCACTGCCAGCTGTAGCTATCGCAGTAGAGACCTAGACGGCTTTACATGCACACCCGAGATAGCACCACCAATAGCAAGGATGGTTGACAGAGACTCCGGCGAGTTCGGAGTAGAGAGAGTTAACTATGGCGACGTTGAGATAGCAAGTGAAGTAGGATGGGACGCATACAAGCGTGTAGCAGACGAAATCATGACGATGCTCGATAGGACAGGATTGCTTCATGGATACAGCTTCAACTCTTGGAGTGATGTTGTAAGATATGATGAAGCATTTATAGAGGAGTGGCTTAATAGTCCACAGACCTCTTTGTACTATAGCCTTCAGGTAATGGGTGATGTTCAGGATAAGTCTGATGCTTACGCAGCTCTAGCTGACACTGACATTGACAGTTACTTAGATGGTATTTTAAATGAAAACAAAATCGAATGTGACTGCCAACAATGAACCCCTACATAAAATTACAAAACAGAAAAAGAACATGGACACCAGTCCAACCCACCAAAGGAGTATTAAAAGAAGGTGCTGAAGAAACCATCAAACGTGCACTCGCAATACGTCATATGGAGCTACCAGTTGGAGAATTTATTTCTCAAGGCTTGGAGAAAGAAGTCCCGGAAGCAGCGAGGACACTTCTTGAGTCAAACGTACAAGACGAGATTAAACATGATCTCGCTCTGGGCTTCATTGTTGACGCCCATGGGGCTGATCTCAAGTCTGAGCTCGAAGCTAAGAGGTTAAGAGATGCTTGGATTGCACACCCTGACCACACTATCACAAAGGCACTCGTTGCAGAGCGAGCTATATTCTTTGTTCTATTACCTATGTTTCGCTTTCTTGGTGACGCTGCTCTCAGAACAGTATCAGCTGATATATCCAGAGATGAACAGATACACGTTGCGACAAATAGTCTCGTATGTACTGAGCTGGGTCTTGTTCCTAGCACTTCTTTGGATAAGCTTCGGAAGGCAACTATACAATGGGTATTACAACCCCTAAGAGAGAACCACACTGATAAATATTTAGCGAAAAAATTTTGGCTGGATGCGAGCGATCAGTTAATGTATCAGGGCAAAGCCCCGCAGTTCTCAGACACAAAAGCAGCTCGTATGCCAGCGTTCTTTGAACATGCAAACACCAACCTCCCACAATATGCTTGAGTCCATCATCGGACCAACCATTAGTTCTATACAAGTAGAGCTAGAAGAAAACTTCCCACCTGTGAATCCACATCCGAAGCAGAGCATCGGCGAAGTCATGTACTTAGCCGGTCAACGCTCGGTGGTCGAGTGGTATAACAAGAGAGTAGCTAAGGATGAGAATTGAAGAGATACATCCATGGCAGTTGCCAAATGTCTGGCACATTTTAAGACCTTTAATAGACAAGGCACTAGATCATAGTCTCGGTGAACGGTTAGCATCAGATATGCTCGAACAATTAATGAACGACGAGCTCTGGTTGCTGACTGGCATCGACGAACAAGGGGACTTGGCTGGAGTGTTAGTAGCTGAAGAGATAGTACATGCTCAGAAGAAAGAGTTGTATGTACATGCTTGGGCTACCGTAACTGGCTATGGTTTTGATGACTGGGTAGAACTCTTTGAAGAGTCACTGGAAGATATAGGACACCGATCTGGATGTCATTATATATCTACTACATGTCGTAAAGGACTAGCTAAGAAAATGACAACAAAACGTGGATGGGATAATTCTTATTCCGTCATAACTAAACCTATATAAAAGGAGAAAACAAATGGGTGGTGGTGGAAAGAAAGGCGGTAAGAAGAAGAGTAAGAAAAAGTTAACAGGCAAAGCTAAGTTAGCTAGCTTAGGTCGAGCTCCCAAGTCTGCCCTTGGAAAAACTAAAGCTCAAAAACAATTTGCAGCTAACAAAGCTAAGTATGGTGGTACAGCATCAGCTGCCAAAGCTAACAAAGCTGCTGGTAAACAAGCAGCAGCCGCACGTCATACTAAGTACAAGCAAACCGGGGTGCAAACTTTCGGTGGTAAGAAGACTTCCTTTACTGCAAAAGAAAAGGCAAACATAACCAAAGCAGGCTACAGTGTAGATGGATACTCACAGGCTCCGGCCAAGAGTGATACTCAGCTACAGGTAGACAGAGATAACAAGCTGTATGGTAACACAGCACCAGTTGGTGGTTTTAACATCAGTGAAGAAGGACAGAAAGTAGCAGCCGCACAACTATCAGAAAAGAAATTAGCTAACAAAGAGTTAGCAAGACTAGAAAAAGTAGATCCCGGCACAGCTAACTATATAAAAAGTTTAGCTCCTAACATACAAACCGATGCGTTGATAGGTGGACGAACACAGGCTCCCGGTGTAGAACTAGGCATAGGTCTTGGCACTATCATTGGAGGTAAGATGCTTCTAGGTGGAGGTCTCTTAGGAAGCTTAAAAGGGCTCGCTTTTGGAGGAGCTAAAAAAGGTCTAGGTTATAAGGGTACACAGGTAGGCTTTACTGGCATGGGCAAGAAAGGCTTTGATGCTATTTCAGCTGGAGCTAAGTACAAACCGGGCACGTTTAAATTATTTGGTAAAACATTTAACAAGCCACAGATATTAGGTGGAGGTAAAGCTTACTCATCACCTAAAGCAGCTAAAGGTCCATTCTATAATCCCGGTGCTGGTAATTACTCAGGCACACAAGGATCACTTGGTGGCACACAGACACCCGGTGGTGTAATATCATCTATTGTATCTGGTAAAGCACCACGAATAGGTTTTCTAGAAAAGCAAGCAGCAGTAAGCCCCGGCATGTTTGACAAGGGTGTAACTCTTGCTAACAAAATATCACAAGGAGCATATGGTAAGAGCACACTAGCTAATGTTTTCCGATCCCAGATGAATACAGGTATAGCACCCGGCGGTGGTATAGGTAGTAATATAACTGGTGCTAATTTAGGTAAACTCGGTATAGTATCAGCTGGTGGATTGAACCTCGGTGGTGGTAGTGGCAGTGGTGTAGATAGTGGAGAACCTACAGGTAGTGGTACAGGTAGAACTGTTGTAACTACTGACAAAGATACAAACATTAGTTATGATGCTAAAGGAATAGCTAAGGATGCGTTTTTAGGACTAGCTGACGCAGCTACCTTTAACAAGTTTGACTTTGACAATCTAGGCAGACCCGGTGACAATAAAACATTTACACAAAAGTTTGAGACATTTAAAAAAAGTCCATTACAACAGGCTATTATATCTAAACAACTAGGCATAGATGCCAAGCGTCTTATAAACGATAGTGAGTCAGCAGCTAAATCATTATTTAGTAACTACATAGGAGACATTGATGCTTCTACTAAGAAGGGAGTACGTCAACCTATTGCTAAGTTCTTGAAGGATGTAGGAAGCGATGATGCAACAGCAATGGCTGGTAGAGCTATAGATGCTTTTGGTTATGATGATGAAAACTTTAGCAATGAGCCTAACAAGCTTACAAAAATGCTTCAATTTACTGGTCTACCACAGTTTAGTGAGGAGAACGTACAAGATATACGACACACTCTTAACAAAGATGTAACAAAAGAGACTGGCATACAAGGTAAGTCAATACTAAAGAACGTACCTTACACCCAAGCTCTTGGATTTGCTAACAGAATAGTCTCTGGTAAGTTATCAGATTCTACAGGAGAAGCGATGAATCAGTTAGGTATGCAGAACGTAGGTGGTATTGATGATGCAATCAATCTTGGTATGCAGATCAACACTAACAAAAACTTAGAAGGTACGATAGCTAACAAACGATTCGGAGAACTAGATAATTTAATTCAGAAATATGGTCCGGGTAAAGGACAGATACCTACACTCCCATCTATCATCAAAGGTATTGGTGGTTCACTAGGAGCCACAGGTGGAGGAACTACTCCATTACAGATACAAGGTGGTAGTAATATGACTGCTACTTTACCAACAACTAACCAACAAAAACTCGCATCAGTATTACCTGTGTCTACTACACAGACAGGTACAGATTCTAGTAACTTGTCAAAGATTATGCAAAACGCATACACTAATCAGATGAGTTTGTATGGTATGAACCCTAATTACTTTGCTCAGTTTATGATGCAGAAATCAAAACGCCCATTGAAAAAATTTAAACAAGTATTTAATAGAAATTATTTTTAAACCATGACAGCAAAATCTAGGTATGATAATTTATCCAGTGATCGTTCCCAGTTTTTGACCGAAGCAGAAGACGCAACTAAACTTACACTCCCATATCTTATCCGTGGTCACGAAGAGTACCAGAAAGGTATGAAGCAACTGAAGACACCTTGGCAGTCCGTGGGGGCTAAAGGGGTGGTAGCCTTAGCATCAAAGCTATCGCTATCACTCGTCCCTCCACAGACTAGCTTCTTTAAGTTACAGCTAGATGAATCCCAGTTAGGAGAACAGTTTGGTCCGGAAATAAAATCAGAACTTGACTTATCCTTTGCAAAGATAGAGCGTACTATTCTTGACGCTATCGCTGCATCAGATGATCGTGTAGTAATACACCAAGCATTACAACATCTAGTTGTAGGTGGTAATGCTCTTATCTTTATGGGTAAAGAAGGACTGAAGTTATATCCTCTTAATCGCTACGTGATAGAACGAGATGGCAACGGCGACGTGATTGAAATTATCACAAAAGAAAGGATCAACAAAGATCTTATCCCATCCTACTACGACATCATGCCAAAGAAAACAATCACGGATGATGACGAAGAGGAAGAGGAATGTGA